GGGTCTGTCTCTGTCTCAACGAACCCCGTGTCTCTCGCAATGCCGGCCACCTGCGCTGGGGAGAGTTGCGTGTCTGTAGGGAAATCTGCTCGTATTGCTGTTGCTGTGTCTGCTAGCTCTTGACGCTCAATAAAACCCGTGTCACGAGCGATCTGTACGACTTGGGCTGCGTCAAGACTCGTGCTCAGGCTATCGGAAAGTATCGCATTATGTATCGCGATACGCGATAAGAGCACATCTGTGACACCATCTACATTGCTGGGAGGCGTTAGTATGAATCCGGCATTAGTTAAGGGGCTCCACACCGTACCTCGACCACTCGGCCCGAAAAGATAATTGTCTTGTTCTTTCACATATACTGTTGCACTGGAAAAGTCGCTTGACCGCACTGAATCAACTCCGTATTCGTGGCCACTAGGATCAAGTAAACGATACCCTGGTTCAATGTCGACTGGCAAATATCCCCCTCCGTAGTGATCGGTCCATTCATCTACAACTACGAGCCAAGTGCTGTCGCTCAAAGTGCTACTGACAGTGAACTCTGCGGTTACAGAAAAACGCTCTAATGGCTGCGAAAAGACAGCCAGGGAAAAGAAAAGAGGTAACATGCTTAATACTGCCTTCTTCATTATCGTAGTATGATTTTGAAGCCGCTCGAACCAAAGCCGCCAATCGCCGGGAAGGTGATTGTATTCACATGTGCTGATTGAACTTGCGTAACAGTAATTCCGTAACTATCCGGGCGATTCACGACTTGATTGTTGTTCTTGTTGATAATCTGAAATTGATAAAATACATCAAATGAATTAGCTGAATTGTCAATATTTAGTTCTAAACTATTATCACCCTTCACAATTGAATTTGTCCCGTCTACGTCTAGTGCAAACACTGTAGTACCACTCGGTATTGTTAGTGTATAATCCCCCAGAGCATTATTAGCTAAGGTAGGAACGCTCACTCCTTGATATACCGCGAATACAGAGAAAGAACCGCTCGTAAGCGTTGTGGTAGCCGGAGTGCTGGAAGTAGCAATATTGTTGTCCATATAAGTAAGCATTGTAAAACTCAGTACCGCCGCCCGGCAAAATGATCATTAGCTCATCTCCTTCTACGCTATCCAGTTCCACGAGATCAGTAATAACACGCTGCCCAAAGAGTAGGGTAGGGGCTACAATCAACAGTATAGATAATAGTCGCTTCATTCGTTTGCAATTATCCCATCTCTACCGGGGTCAGTTACCCAGTCGTCGGATGGGTCTATGATGTAATCGTCAGATACGTTTTCCCATATGTTACCCAAAGCATCCTGAAAGTATATCCCAGTTCGGGTAGCATTTGTATTTATCTTCCAGGTGTTGTTGCCTGGGTCTAGCGCTTCGGTAATACTGTCCGGCCGTGTCCAGTTAAAAGACTCATCGCGGCGCTCCGCTTCAATTATCACAAACTGATTCAATTCATCCTCAAAAAGCTCTAATACATCGTACCAGCTACCTTTATACATGAGCCGCATGAAGTGGCTTAGAACATCCAAGTAATGTAGGCGAAAAGAAATCTTATTCTTTGTCACCATTCGCCCTACCTGCTCACCTTCGCTACCTGTAGTGTCTTGGCGGTACTCTGCCCACACTTCGCGGCTACGAATCCAAAACAAATTCATGCCACCGTAGGCATCGCGGGTGTAAAGGGGTATTTCAAGCCGGATAAGGCGGTTCATACTGCCAATGTGCTCCGCTTTGCGCCATACGGTTCTCATATCTCCATGTACTTTCCTATCGTTAGCCCAATGAGCCGCTCAGCAGCTGTTACCATCTTGCGCACATAGTTAGTGCGGTTGACGTACATATCAGCTACTTCCAGAGCAATAGCCTGACGGATCGTTTCAGGTACATCGCTTGCCGCGTCGCCATAGCCAGCCGTATACGTGACTGTAATAGCGTGCATCTTATTGCGTCGCGTATGTGGCCATATTTCATCGGGTGCTGGCCGTAGCCGGGCGATATAGCTGGTTGTATCTACTTCGTACTTATCAGATGATAGCGTTTGTTCTACGCCGTCCTCATCATAATAGGTCACAGAACTAACCGCCTGTACCGGGCTGATGCGCAACCGCAAATCTGACTTTGAGTTGTACGACGGATAGCCGGGAAACTCGTCAAATTTTTCTTCGATAGTCTGCGTCACCAGCGCTAGGCCGTAGTGCTTTTCAATGAATTGCCGCACGGCTTTGATGTAGTTCTCAATCAGTGTATCCTCTGCGCTATGCAAGACCTTGACTTGACCTTTGGCTTCGGATACGCTCAAAGGCTCTACTGCTGGTGCTGATGTGACGCTGTAGGCTATCATTTATCGTCTTTTACCGCTTTAGTCGCTTTCGATTGCTTCTTGCTTGTACCCGTGCTGCGCTTTTCTTTGATCACTTCGGCAAATCCGGCTTCCTCTAGCTGTTTAGCCATTTCAGGCGTAACCTGCCCAATATCGCCGGCATTGTAAGCGAGGCTGAAAGACCCAGTAGGGGACAGTAAGAATTTGACCTTTACTAGCTTACTCATTTTTTCTTTTTTTAGTAGTAGTAGGCAGCCCACGCGGGGCTACCTACTTTCAACCACTTATGTATGAAAACTCGTTACGCCGTCAGATCGAAATCTTGGATGGCAGCAAAGTGCTCCGCATAGCGCAGCCCAACATCCCACCAGCTGTTGACCACGATCCGTACGGTCGCAGTATCAGCCAGGTGGTAAGGGTCAACAACAATGTCCAGACCACCCCAATTGGCAAGGTACAGGGCAGGGAAGTGACCGAACAGAACAGCATTGAGGGCAGTACCTGTACCTTTCGTAAGATCGTTAGGTACGGCCATTCAAGGGAAGAATGGTGTCGTTCCAGATGAACTGTGCCGTGCTGCTTGCTTTCTCAGTCGTTTTCAGCGCTCCACGCGCACCGGGAGTGGTGATGTATGCCATACGTCCAATATCGGCATTGTCAACGCTGATTTCGCTTTCCAAATCTACGATGTGTGCCCAGGTAGCAGCACCACCATTGGTGCCAATTGCCACATCACCTATCCCGGCTGTATTCAGGATGCCGGTAGGCGTGTTGCCTGTTCCATCACCATTGATAGCCTTTTGGTCCACAGCGTTTTGGATGGCTAAGCGCAGTTCACGACGCACAATGTTTTCAACGTCAGGCGAGCTTTGCACCATCAATTGCTTGCTGATGTGGGTTTTCGCACCTACGCGGTTAGGACTCATATCCAGCACACTGAACGTGGTCGCTACCTCAGCGTTAGCATCTTGCTCGCCTTCCCAGCTGGCAGAAACAGCATTGTTCTTCGTGAAGCGGACATTGGAGGTCAGACCACGCAATACCGTCGCGCCAGCAGCTTCAACGATAGGCCGAGGCTGCAGGCTTTCAAAGTGGCCGGCATACTCTTGGAAAACGCCAAAGCCACCGGCACCATCAGTACCTACGACCTGATCACGTTTTTCCATCAGGAAAGAGGGCAGCGCAACAGTACCTTCTACGTCCTTACCGAATCCACGAGCTTCGCGCTGTGCTTCCTGGTAGGCTTCCGCTTCTGCCCCATCAAGGCTTTTGCCTTGGATCGCTGAACGCATTGCACGAACGATAGAAAACTGATCCTCTAATCGCTCTTCGGGGGTCTTGGTGTGCTTGGCGCCTTTGCGCTGCTCATTGGCTTTGCGCTCCTGCTCGCGTCGCTCAGCTTCCGCTTTGGCTTTTTGGCGTTGCAGTTCTTCGCGCTCTTGGGCGAATTTGATTTTTTCGTCCATATCGGCTATGTCCTTTTTGTAGGCATCCCATTGCGCTCGCTGCTCGTCGGTCGGGCTGTTATCGCCGATCTTGTTGTCCAGGGCGGACATGTTTTGTACAAGTTCCGCACGCTTCGACCGTAGTTCTTCAACAGTCATAATGTTGGGGTTTAGTTTATTCAAAATTGATTATATCCAGCTCGCGTTGGCGGCGGAACTGGTAGTTTACGTCTTTGTGTTGCTCGTTTTGCATTGATTCGACTGATCGCGCCGATACGCTGGTTTGGCTATACGCCGGGTATGTGACTGGACCTACATCCAGCATTTCACTGATGTCAGTGATAGTGCGCAAAGGAGTTTCGCGATCCATCTCATCCCATTTGTCACCTCGTACAAAAAAGGCGAATGATGACCCTGATAGGTCGCCTCTGCGAACCATCTCCAATACATCGTTGCCAGTAGTGGTATTAGGTGCTTCAAATTCGTAGCGTAATCCAGCCTGGTCTACTTCCAATTTCAGCGTATTAGAAGCGGTACGCGCTAGTATGTAGTCGCTGTTGTGGTTGAATAGCGCTCGTACATCGTCCATGTTAGCGCTAGCCAATGCAGATCGGTCTATACGTTCGCGATAGTAGCCCATATCAGTTTCCTGATCGAATACCAAGGCATAGCCGGATATGGTGCGACCATCGCCAGCTGCGCGAACCTCCGTACTCTGACTGCGTATTTCTTTATTCTTCTTCATCGCTTGGGGTTTCAGTCTTTATGTTGCTTGCCAGGGGCTTACCA